CATGGCTTCTAAAACTTTAATCAATTGCATTATAGTCATTTGTTTGGTGCTGTTTTTGCCGGTTAACTCATTCAGCAACATCCGATAACTTAATTCGTCCATGCGTAGCTGTTGCTTGGCAATATGGATCAGCTGAATCGCCTTTTCTTTGGTTAATCGCATTCTTTTCTCCTGTAAAACACATTATTCAGCCCACTTAAATTCCCCTCTTTCGCAAAGAGGGGCTAGGGGAGATTTAATGGACTGTAAATGAGTTTTAGTCTTCGTTTACTGTTTCCACATCTTTCCAAACCGGTCTAATCATCTTTGATTGGTTATCAAGATATTCCGTGGTTTCAATAAACTCTTTTTGCAAGACGAGTTCGCCATTTTTACGTTTAAATAATCTAAAGTTTGAGCCTTCTTTAATGGTCACAATACGAGGTCTGATTCGGTATCCTTGATGGATATGAAAAAACTCCTTATTCAGTTTTATAAATGATGTGTTATTACTCATTCTCTTACTCCTAACTTAACCGTCTCTTTTCCATTTACACCGTGATTCAGCGTAACTTCTTTACCTTGTTTATAGCCTGCACTTTGCGCCAAACCGTAGTCTTTAGAGCTTCCTTTCTCACGTATTTTGGTTTCGCTCCATTTCTTTTCCTTAAACGCTTCTGCTTTGTAAATTTCCATTTTTTGCTTTTCTTCCTGGGTCATTGCAAACTGTTTCACGTTTTGGTTAACGCCGATAACCCAGCCTTCGCAAAAGGAATCGCCCCGCGCAATCAATGTGCTACGTTTTAGACGTTTGCTTTGCGTGTCTAAAAACGCTTTTCGCGCCGCTTGTAATCGGCGATATAGCACATCAAAACAGTAAGAGGCGATTTCAGGGCGTTCTTCTGCGCCGTAAAATACAACATGCATTTTGTTTTCGCTGTAATTTTTGCCCGGATAAGTGTTAGATAAATAACCGTCAACTCCAAATGCCTTTGTAATCACAGAGATCAGCATGTGTACATATCTAGCGGATTTCATGGCAGTTTTCTGCTTAGCGTGGGTTTGGCTAAATTCAACTTGTGACTGATTAAGCTGATTCTCCGCCATTAGTTTTTGCGCCATTGCCAGTGCGCTTGCCGCTTCGTGTGGGTTGGTTGACTTACTCAACGCCAACAGTTTTTTGATTTTTCTGAGTAATTTGTCTTGTTCCATCTCAAACCTTCATCTCGCCAACTGCTGTCTCAATCTCGGTAACATCGCTTGTACGTTACCCACAAACACCGCCGCAAAGTGCGGTTGATTTTTTTGTAACTCTCGCAATGCGCGGGTGAGTTGGCGCACCGCTTGTTCGAGCTGAAGTTCGGTTTCTTTGTCTGTCATCTTATTCCCCCGTAAACGGTCTAGTCGCCATTCTTTGGCAAAATTGTGAGCGTGCGTTGCACCAGTTAAATTCGGCAGATTTAGCAGTTAAAAGACTGGCTTTCGTCCAATATCTTGCCGCTTTCTCATAGTCGCCGTTGCGTTCAGCTTCAGCCGCCTTTTCAGCGACTTCTTTGTGCTTTTGTTCTTTTTCGTCCATGTGTTGTCCTCTCGGTTAGTTAAAACATATTATGAACGCCCCTCAAAACAGGATTTAAAGAGCGTTTAAATAGGTTTTAATCCTGCTTATCAAACAGCTTTTTCAATTCGTTAAAAATCCATTCATAAGCATCATTCAAACAACCGCACGCAATCGCATCTTTATCTTGTTTGGCTTGTTGATAGAAGCGATAAGCCCGTTCAAGCTCTGTTGTATCTTTCATCATGCCACCTCTTGCTCAAACGGCGTAATTACAAAGTCTTCCACGCCTGTTTTGATCGTTACGCCCGGCACGCTGGCAGCAGTGTCCGGTTCATTCAACATGGCTTCTTTATTGATTTCTTCTTTGATGCGGATAAACTGGGTGAACCCCCGCATTTTTAAACTATCTAACACGCTGTCTACGCCTCGAATCCCCACACTTGGTGGGCGTTGACGCCATTGCACCTCACCAGTGTTGAATGTACCGGTTTTGGTTTTGCCGTTTTGGGTGAGTTCGTCACGGCGACTTTCACACCATGCCTGCACAGCATCCATCATCGGTTTGGTTTTCTCTTTCACTTCATTCATGAGTGGTGCATATTCTTCGGTAATTGCCGCTAATTTGTCGTTTTGTTCAATAGCAAGGCGTTCTAGTTCTCGGTTTAAATCGCCGATCTCCTTGATTGCTGTTTCCACTTCGTCACGAGTTTGGTAGCGCACGACGAATGTGTCTGCTTTAATTCGGGTTGCTTTTTTAGCCATTGTTTTCTCCTTGTTGTTGATTGGTTACACAGGTGTAAGGGTAAAAATCTGCGTTAATTTTTGGGGTAATTCCGCCACGGTTGTATTGGTCAAAGATTAGATAAACCACCCCGTCAATACACACTTCTTTAATGCCGTAATAGTGTTCTTTTAGTTGTGTTCTGTCTGATTGTGCCCGGACATCACAACCGGATAATAAGCACAATGCGGCAAGTAATAGAGCTAAGGTTTTCACAATGTTTCTCCTTAATGTAAATAACTGCGCCAAATCACTTTTATGCCTTCCACCATCATTTGGTATTCGGCAAAATGCACACCGTCGTTGCCTTGCATATAGGCGAGAGCCTGTCCGGTTTTCTCAAATTTCTTCGTGATGGCATTTTGCTCAATGCGCACGCGTGGTTTGATTTTGTCGAACTCAATATTCACCACATGCAAGCCCATTTTGTTGAGTTCGTTTACGCATTTCTGCGCTTGTAATAAATACCCAAGTGCGATTTTGTTGCATCCACCAAACACAGGGTGAGGTTTGGCTTGTTCGCGTAAAGTGCGGTTGATTTTTGCTGAATTTTCCATTAGTTCGCTCCTTTCATTTGTGCCTGGGCGGTTAAAATGAGGTCTAGTGTGATGACAGTGCCTTGTCCTTTGGCTGTCATGCCGGCAAGGCGTAGATATTGCGTTAAAGCGCGCAATCCGCCTGCTTTGCCACCGATGTCATAAAGCACGGTCATCAGGTCTTTATCTGCGACATCTAACCCCCATGCCTGTGCGATAGCTTTAATGTCGCCTTTTGTACTGGCTTTTAATCCGCAGTTGTTACCAATGCGTGACCATAAACGAGCGTATTCATGCGCTTGATTCACGCCACCTTGGATTCGTGTGTACACTTTGTCGTTACCAATCAGTGCGAAGCCTGTTTCGGTTTCTTCTTGGATGATTCGGATCTCTTCTAAAGCGTCGTAAGGCAGGTGGTCGCTTTCGTCGATGATGACTAAACCCTGTGTGCCTTTGAGTTTCTTGGTAATCATGCGAGATAGACGGTCTTTACGGCGCGGTGCGTCGTTAATGCCCAGTTCAAGAGCTAACTCAAACAAGATACTGCTTAAGGTGGCGCGCGCCGGGCTTGCGGTGATCATCCATACGTTTTGGTTACTTTTCGCATACTCTTGGCAGGCTTTGGTTTTGCCCACGCCACTTGCGCCGTACACCGTCACCATAGTCGGCAGGATTTTTGCCATATCCAATGCGGAAAACACTTTCTTCGCGGTGGGAATCTCAATAAAGTGCGGTGCTTCTACAAACACTTTTGCTTTCTTTTCACGGGTGGAAAGCCAGTTGGCAAGGGCGGTTTCGATGTTGTCGATGTTGCCTGTGTAGGTGCCTTTGAGGTACGCGCTCAACGCTCCGGCGGAAATGCCGGATTGTGCGGCAATGTCGCGCTGAAAGTAGGTTCCGCTGTCTAACAATGGTTTGATTTGTTCAATTAAAGTCATGTTTTGTGCTCCTTAAATGTGGCTTAAAGCCCCTTTTCCTTTTTCATCATTTCAAGGCATTTTTGCCAGCCTTGTTCAAACTCGTTTAATTCCTCATCGTCCAGTTCTACGGCCACTTTGCGCATGGTTGTGCCTTCGCGTTGTAACATTTCGATGATTTTCGGCTCCGGTGCGTCTTCTTCCTCAAATTGAGGCTGATAACGTGCCGCTTCTTGCGCGTTCATGCTGATTTGCGCTTTAGCTTGGGCTTTCACCGCTTTCACGAATTGCTTGCGTGCTTTGTCGTGTTCGCGTCCTGCGGCTTTGTCGCCGAAGGCTTTCGCACTAGTGCATTCGGCTTCGGCTAAGAACACACCTTCTAAGCTGTACACCCACACTTTGTTGTGTAAGTCTGCCGGGTCAAATTTCACCACTACTTTGCGGTGTTGACTGGCAATCAAATCAAAGGCGGTGTATTCATTAAAGCCACCATTGACTTTGCCACCTACTTTTAAGCTGAATTTACCTTCTTTGTTAATGCTTACCGCTTCGCTCATCAACATTAAAAACCGCATTTGTTCGCTACTGGCTTTGCGGATTTGCGCCTTGGCATAATCACGCTCGAACACTTGGCTGAAACTGTAAATGCCTTGGCATATTTCGGTTTGTCTGCCTTCGCGTTCGTTAAAGGTGCGAATGCCGTCTTCAAGTGCCATGATGAATGTGCCATAATCCACGCCGTCTTTCCCGCCGTTGTAGTTGTCGGGCTTGTTATAAACGTTCTCGCCTGCGTAAAAGCCTGCAAGACTTGGGTGTTTATCAACTAACTCGCCTAAACCACCGTGCGAAAACGCACGTTCAATTGGTTTTGCTTGTCCATGCCCTTTGCCAAATTGCACGGAAGTCCACAATAATTCGATGCCTAACAGCGGGATAATCCCTGTCACATCGTCTTCTTTTACCTTAAATCGATAACGATTTTTTACGCCCCCGGTCATCCATTTGTTTGCCGCCGCACGGGTGTTATCAATGGTGCATTTTTTCGGGATGCCATATTTCCAAATCAAATCCATTAAGCTCAGGCGAATGGTGTCGCTGTTTTCGCTTAAATCCACACGGTAAGCCAAGATTTTACGAGTGCGAATGTCTTGCCAAATCCAGGTTTTAGGGCGGACAATCTCGCCGTTATGCCAGCGCACGAAGACGTTGTGTTGGTAGCCGTCGCCGTTGATCCATTCAAGGGCTTCAATTTCCGCCACTGTGCGGCGCATTGATGGGTAATACTGCATGACCGCATGATCACCTTCGCGTAATTGCACTTGCACCAATTTCGGCACTTCACGTTCAATTTTGCGTTTTACGCCGCTTGCCGATGGAATCGACCATCCGTTTTCACGGGCGGCACGTTTTAAGCGTTCGTAGCAACTGCCGAATTGTGGGCGTTCGTTGCGGAAATAGTCTGCTTTAAAGGCTTCCCACGCTTCCGGTGTGAACTCTGCTTCTTTGCCGGCTTTTTTGTTGTTATGTTTATCTAACAACAACGGCAACCAATCAGAGCGTTCAAACGACCGCACTTTGTAATACCAGCGTTTAAGGGAGCCTTTCGCCACCTCAAATTCAAGCGCAACCATGTCTAACGCCATCATCAATGCCACGTTGTGGCGCACTAAATCATCTAATTTGTGCAATGGGATAAGTTTTGCTTTAGCATCTTCCTTTTGTTTTTCGGTCGCCTTATCAAAGGGTTTCCAAATCACTTCGGGAAGGTAATTCAATTCTTTAGTAGTTTCTGAAACGTCAGGAATTTCCACCGCACTTTGTTTTAATAAAAGCTCTGCTTGGGTTTCTTGTGGGAGAGAGGTGAAGGCGTATTCGTAAGTTCTTCCCTTAATGCCATCACGTTGGCGTTTTTCCCAATTTTCTCTGTCTGCTTTTTTCATAATTCCACGGTCGGAACTAGGCAAAGATTGAAGCCCTAAAAGCTCTTGAATAGAGAACCAAGTTTCCATAAAACTTCCTTACAAACTAGTAACGTTCAGGCCATATTTCTTGAGGAGGAATACCAATAAAGTCAGCAATAATTTTTTCTCCTTTCGGGTACTTACGCTCTAAAGCATTTCCTAGTGTTCTAGGGTGTAAACCTGCATCAATAGAGAGTTGTGCTAAGGTGCTACCTTTCTCTCTAATTGCTGCAATGATGTATGCTCTATGCATATTTTTTTTACTCTTTTTCATAATGTGCTATCCTTACGACTTTACTTAATACGTTAAACTTATTCTTGTGAGTAACTGAAAAGAACTATACAACTATTTTGTAAGGAACTCAATAGTTCTTTTCAAAAAAATTTAATTTTTTGGCAGTTCCTTATATGTCAACAGGTTAGATTCTCACAGCTTGAAACGAATTGAGTTCCTTACAAGGGTTTTTATGAAGAACTCCAAAGAGTGGTTCTCTATAAAAGAACTCATGGATGAAAATTTGAATTTGCCTCTACCATCATCTGATAAAGGGATTGTTAAGAAGGCAGAGAGAGAGGGGTGGAAAAAACGCCAGCGTGACGGCGTGAAAGGAAAAACGTTTGAATATCATTATTCATCATTTCCTGAAGGGGTTCAGAAAGCATTGGGGTTTTATCCTGAATATGTATCTCAAGATCATTATATTGCTGAATCATCTGCGCCTTATGATGGTAATACACCAAAACAAATGAATGAGCTTGTTAATGTGCCGTTTTATAACACCTTTGCATCCGCAGGCTTTGGGGCGTTTAATGATGACGTGTATGAACCTGATGATTTTGTGGGGCTAAGCGCACGCTGGTTGCAACAACGCGGCCTTCAAAAGAATAAACTGGCGTTTATTTTAACTTCCGGTGATAGCATGACCCCGACAATACATCATGGTGATATGTTGCTAATCAACCGGGCTATGACTATGCCACGTGATGGGCAGATTTATGTAATTCGTTCAGGCGATCAGCTTTGGGTTAAACGCGTGCAGGGGATTCCTGGCGGCATTCGCTTGATTAGTGACAATAAGGCAATTTACGCCCCGATTGAATTGATGTTTGAAGACAACGCAAATTTTGAAGTGATGGGGCAAGTAGTTTTTATCGGTCATGATTTAATTTAAACCGAATTTAAATCGCTTTTGA